TGGCAAGGCTTTGAATGACCCGATTCTGGGGATTACCAGCCTTAGTCGGGCGGGCATTCAGTTTTCTGAATCACAGGAAGACGTGATCAAATCCTTGGTTAAAACTGGCGATGTCGCGGCTGCGCAGGCCGTTATTTTGGGGGAGTTTGAGAAGCAGTACGGTGGGCAGGCGGTCGCGGCTGCGAATTCGCCACTTGGCACGCTTGATCAGTTGTCCAATGCAATCGGTGACTTGAAAGAAGATCTGGGCGAGCAGATCACGCCATTCCTAGGGCCGCTGACGAAGCGCGTAAAGTCGGCGACCGAATGGTTTTCCAAACTCTCTGATCAGACCAAGAAAACCATCGTTGTCGTGGGGGGCATTGCTGCGATTGTCGGCCCGGTTGTTGCGGCCCTGGGGCTTGTTACGATCGGGGCGGCGGCGCTGTTTTCAGGTTTGGCCAGCCTTGGGGTTGTGGTTGCAGGGTTGGCAGCAAGCTTTGCCGGGTTAGCGGTTGCCGTTTTGACAAATCCGATTGGTTTGATGGTCGTGGGCGTTGTTGGTTTGGTGGCCGCGATCGCGGTTTTGGTAAGGCGCCTTGGCGGGGTCCGGGAAACATTTGTTCAGTTGAAGGCCGTGGGGGTCGAGGTTTTTGAGAGGATCCTTGCGGTGGGTTCGTCCTTGTCCAGTGGTCTGAGCATGGTGTGGGATACGATTCGTGCAGGTTGGTTCTCTGCGCTTGCAAGCATGCAGGGCCGTTGGGCTGGCTTTTTGCGGGATGTCGCAGGTGCGGCGGCTTACATTCCGGGGTTTGGTGACGATCTTCAATTGAGCCTGAACAACGCTGCGATCGCGGCACAGTCGGGCGTGTATGACCTGGACGCTATGGCCAATTCCGCAAGGGGTGCTGCCGCTGCCGCCGGCGATCTCTCGTCAAGTTTGATGAAGAGTGCCAACGCACCGCTTACATCCATCAAGAAAATCAATGACACGCTTAAAGAAACGGCTGAAGACGCGTCGACGGCGGGCGATGCCGCTGATGGGATGATTGCGGCTTTAACCAAGGCCTACGCCAAGGTGAAAGATGCCATTGTCAGTCCCGGCGATCTGCCGGGGGTTGGTATTCCTGAAATCGATATTCCGACCTCTGGCAATGGTGCGTCTGCCGCAAGGGAAATCGATCAAGTGTCCGAAGCGGCGGCGCGCGCCAAGCAACGGGCCGATCAGATGAACCAGACATTTGCGCAAACGCTGACAAGTGTTGTGACCAATGCGAAATCGGCATCGGCGGCTTTGTCCGACCTGTTGTCGCAGCTGGCAAACGCCGCTTTTAACAAGGCCTTCACGATGCTTTTTGATCAAATTGGCGTCGGCGACCTATTTGGCAGCCTTGTGCCGAGTGCCAATGGAAACGTGATTTCGGCGGGAAATGTCGTGCCGTTCGCACGCGGCGGTGTTGTGAGCGCCCCTTCTGTGTTTCCGATGTCGCACGGGCGCACCGGACTTGTTGGCGAGGCCGGTCCAGAGGCTATTTTGCCGCTAAGTCGGGGGCGCGGTGGCAAGCTTGGAGTTGTTGCCGAAACGCAGGGCAACGCGGGCACGCAGGTGAACATCTATAACAACTCGGGTGCTGAGGCGCGCAGCGAAAGCCGCGCGGGCCCGAATGGTACTGAAATTTTGGATATTCATATCGAAGGACAAATGGCGGCAGGCCGATATGACAGTGCGATGCGATCCCGCACCGGGCTGAGCGCCAAGAAAATACGGAGGGGGTAATGAGTGACGCTGAATGGCCCGCATCGTTGCCGATCGCGCCGGTCGCAAACATGCAGGGCGGCCCGATATTTTCCCGCATCAGCTTTGAGCCTGACGTAGGTCCGCCCATCGAGCGGCGGCGCAGCACCGCGTCTGTGTCGACTTATGCGGTTACCCTTACCCCATTCACGCGGGCGCAGTTGGACATACTTGAGGCGTGGTTTGCAGGGGAACTGGAGGGCGGCACGCGGCGCTTTGTGTGGCGAAATCCAATCACCAAAAAGCTTGGATATTGGAAGATCTTGCCCGGTGATCCTGATTTTCAGGTGGCCCCGATTGATGACAACCTTGTTCGCATTTCCTTCAAGGCGATGTTGTTGCCGTCAGTGCCTTGGTTCGCGGCTTACGTGCCAGAGGGAACTGCAATTGTTCCGTCTTTGGTCCTTGATTTTGAGACTGGAAAATACGGAGCGTAGCAATGCTCCGACACCAATTATTTGATTTTCAGATCCGTTTACTGTGAAGGGGATGGTCACATGCCACAAATCGCGTCTTTGGCTTCTTTGGTGACCGTAACCCGTGCCAGCGCGGCCACGTACTATGACGCCAATGGCGTGATGCAGTCGGCTGCTGTGGATACGCCGCGTTGGGATTATGACCCTGACGGCGGTGATTTTCGCGGCCTGTTGCGAGAAGGCGAGAGTACAAATCTGGTGTTGCAGAGCGGCGACGTAACGTCCGGCCCGTGGACGCTTTCCAATATCGCATCCACCGCGGTGGATGTGGGTGCAGCGCCCGATGGCGGGGATATGATCACCCTTGTGGCCTTGGCGGGCAGCGGCGACCATGCCGCGCGCCAGTCTGTTTCCGGTCTGGTGTACGGGGCTGATGAATACGCGGTCAGTGCTTTCGTCAGGACGGATCAGCACCGATTTGCAAAACTCTGGGGGTTCGGCAACGGTTCAGCGGGCGTGGCTTTCGATCTCCAGTCGATGACTGCACAGGTGAACGGAAGCTGGATTTCCGCTTCAATTAAGCGTGTGGGGCCAAACTTGGCGCGGATCGCGGGGGTTCTTGCCCCGGATCAAACCACTACCCTGTTTGTTGGTCTGGCCGTCGATATTGGTGGCAATGCTGGCGACTTTTCTGGCGGCGAACAGCTTTCGGTGTGGGGCGTGCAGATGGAAAAGCGCGTGGGCCCAACGTCCTATATTGCGACCACGGCCAGCGCGGTGACGCGGGAAAAGGATTTGGTCACAATACCAATCGATCCTTGGTTTGAAGACCAAGAGGGGGTCTTTGCCATCGACTTCACAAAGCCCTTCTACGGATCGACCTATGATCTGGTGTTTCAGTTGGGGCAGGGGAACGATTTGTTTCAGCTGCGCAGTTCAGGCGCCTCGCTTGATTTTGTCGCTGGTGATGGCGGTATTGAAACGAGTGTATCGCCCGGTACCGCGCCGGCACCGATGGTGCGCCAAAAGATTGCCTGCGCCTTTGATGCCGCCTCGATCGCGGTGGCGAAGGCGGGTGGCCCTGTTCAGACGCAAGCCGCGGCGACAGGTGCTGTGCCCGCGGTCACTGACCGAAACCTGTACCTTGGATCCGCGCACAATGGTGGCAGCGCTATGGACGGTTGGATCCACTCTGTGCGGCACTACCCGCGGCGGCTTGCCGATGGCGACCTGCAGGAGGTTTCCCAGTGATTAAGCGTACAGACCATTATGGCGAAACCCATGCCGCGCCGCCGGATCAATTGGGGCAAATGGGCTAATGGTTGGCCGTGACATTCCGGCTGCGGTTCAGTCTGATCTGGAGGGCGAGGCAAGCGGGCACGCGCTGATCGCCTTTCTGGAAATACGCCACCACAATCTTGCCGATCCAATTCGCGTCGTATCGGATCTGATCAACTACCAGTTCGAGGGCGAGACATGGACGGGGATCCCGTTCGACGTTGTGCCGTTGAACGACGACGATCAGGTGTCCTTTTTGCAAATCTCGGTGCCCAACACCGACCGGCGGATCGGACAGGCCCTGCGCGACGCGCAAAGCCGTGCGGTCATTCGGATGGTGGTGTGCAGCACGCTGGATTTTGACCTGAGCGTCGATCCGCGCGCTGAGGTTGGATCCGCAGCGCCGGTGTTGGTGGTCGAAGATTTCGAACTGTTCGATGTGCAGGCCGATGCCGGCATGGTGACCGGGCGCGCCTTGGTGCGTGATTACAGTCAGGAACCGTTTCCGGCGCTGCGCGTCACGCAGCGGCGCACGCCCGGCCTGTTCTTTTGACCTGGGCGTCCCGGTTTGTGGGCGCGCCCTATGCCGATGGTGGGCGCGGGCCGGACGTGTTTGATTGTTGGGGGCTGGTGCGGGCGATCTATCGCGAACATCTGGGCGTGGACCTGCCCAGCTATGGCGAGATCCGCGCCGCCGACCTGCGGGCCGTGGCGCGCGCGATGGGGGCGGGCAAGGACGCGGAAATCTGGGCGCCAGCCAAAGCCCCGCGCGAATTCGACGTGGTCATTATGCGCGACGGGCGCGGTGGCCGCAGGGTGGTTCACGTGGGTGTCATGGTTGACGCCACGCGCGTTCTTCACACCACCAAGACAACCGGCGGGGCGGTGATCGTACCGCTGGCGCACACATCAATTCAAGTGAGACTGCCGGAGCTTCGGAGGCTGAATGTATCTAACTGTTTATCGTGACCCGTTTGGCGGTTTTGCGCCGAGGTGCGCAGAGTTTTCTCAGCCCCGGTCACTGATTGAACTGGCACGTGAGGCGGGGTTTGCGGATCCGTTGCAGGATCTGGGCGCGATCACGCTGAACAACACGCCGGTGCCAAAACATCTGTGGGCGCGCACCTTTCCAAAGGCGGGCTGCGAAGCCCCGGTGCAGGTGACATTCTGGAACCCAATTCAGGGTGGCGGCGATGGCGGTAAAAGCATTCTGGGCATCGTTGCCTCGATCGCGCTGACCGTGGTCACGGGTGGTATTGCAGGTGGGCAGATCCTTGGCGGGCTGACCGGTGCGGCTGCCGCTGGCAAGGCGACTGTGGGAAGCCTGCTGTTGGCTGGCGGCGCGTCGTTGGTCGGGTCTTTGGTGCTGGGCGCACTGGTGCCGCCGCCGACCTTGGATCGGCCATCCACGTCAAATGACGCGCTGAACCAAGCGGGCATTGGCGGCAATGTGTTGGAGCCGAACACCGTGGCCCCGCGCGTGGTCGGAACGCGCCGCGTCGCCCCGCCGATGGCCCATGAGCCGCTGATTGAATACGATGGCAACGACGAGGTGGCCGAGGCCACGTTCGCGCTGTCAGGGCCTCACAAGCTTGACGATATCCGCATCGGTGACACGCCGATTGCCGACATGCGTGATGTGCAGATCGAACTGCGCGAGGGTCGCCCCGGCGATCGCAGGCTGACGATGATCGATCGGATCGCGCGCACCACCGCGCAGCGGGTCGAGCTGCGTGGGCATGCCACGCAAGAGGATGGCCGCGATCTTGATTTGGCCAATGCCTCGCTCGAGGGCTGCTTGCCGCAGCCCA